CAACCTTCTCCGGATCTCCTCCACGTCTCCGAATAACAGCCGCGATCGACGTTGTCTTGTTCTCCAGCTCCCGCGCGTCCGCGTTTGCATCCTTCAGCCGGTCAACCTCGGTAAATGATTGAGGGGTCCAAACGGCGGGATAGTTGAGCCGCTCCAACGCGTCATAACGTGCCGGCAGAGCCCCCGCGTTGACCGCAGCCGAGATAAACCATTTCCAAATCGGACGGCAGAGCATCGGCACCACGATTTCCCTCTGAAACGGTTCTATAGATCTGCGGTATTGGAGTAACGCGCCCCGGGAGCTGCTAAACGAAAACGCGCTATAGTCCCCCGTCAAAACGGCATAGGGGATCCCCACTCCAACCGCCACCCCTTCAAGCTCCGTCTGCTTGTACTCCCTGTAACCCTCCGCGCCCGGGGGGCGGTTAAACTCAACGGTCTTATCACCGTAGAGATGAGCAATCATGCCCGGGGTCATGCGCTCTAGCGGATCCCCATTTACGTCCGTCCCTACCTGCGGACCGATCCCGTCTATGTCATCGGCGGACGCGTCCGGATCTCCACCGATCACAAAAGCCGCTAGGCAAGCCGCAACCTTACGGCGGACCCGCTCCGCGTCTGAACCGTCACCGATGTCTTTGAGAGCCTGAATAACAGGGGCTAGATGCGTAACGCCCCGAACTTGACCCGCCTCTACGGGATCAAACAAATGCGCCACGTCACGCGCTCTAACACGCGTTGACATGTACGAATCCAGCGTCACCAGGCTAGCCCCGGGGTGCTCTCTATACATCCAGTACCCGGACCGCCGGCCCAAAGCATCAAACTCGATCCCCTGGACGATCTTACCGCGCTTTTTTCCGCGTGCATTAAGTAGCGTTTCGTCTCTGGACGAATCCAGGTAATCGATCTGGAGGAGATCTAGCTGTAACGGTACCGGCAACCCGTCCGCCAACCTCCGAGGCCTGCGACGGATCAAAGCGTCCCCGCTGGTAAACAGCTCCCGCACCGCGAGCCGTTGCAGCCCGTAGAATGTCAGATCAGACCCCGTCGAAGCCTCGTAGACCCAATCGGACCAAAGCCCGTCAACCGCACGATCTAGGGCATCAGAGCCCGTATCAGAGTGGGGACGGATACCGCAGCCGACAACGTCCGAAACATACGCCCGGACGGCTGCGGCTGCATGCTCGTTATTCCGGGCCAGATCTCTAGCCCGAGCCCGGAGCGTTGCAGCCTCCGCACCTATGATCGTATTGATCTCAGTAGACGTAGAGACGAAGCCCTTGTTCCGGCCCCCCTTGGTAGCAGCTACATAAGCCGCCCGGGTTTTTGCCTTATTACGTCCCCAAGTCCGAGGATTCCACCAAGCCATTTAATCGCCCCCTGAGTAGAAAACAGCCGTCGAAACGATCGGGCGTTTCGGGCTCTCAAGCGTCCGAGCCATCCGATCCCGAAGCGCTATCATGTCAGATAGGCTCCGATACGTAACGGACCGATCAGCGTACTTGACGGACAGAGCCCCGGTTGCCAACGCTTCGTCCAGAGCGTCTAACTGAGCCTGTGAAAATGCCACGATCTAACCTCCCCAAAAATCCCCGGGGTTAATCCAGTCCGCCCCCCGGGGCTTTCGCCGTGGGGGCGGTGTCACCTTAGCACCAACGCTCGGGTTTTTGCGATTCTCAATCCGCACCGCAAGCCGATCGGATTCCCCCTCTAGCGTTTTACCGCGAGAGATCCAGCCCATCAAAGCCGCGTACGCGTACACCCTACAGTCAAGAGCCTCATTGCGTAGCCCCGCGCGCTTTAAGCTCCACTGTGTGACCTTCCGCCCCGCCTTCCAGCGCGTCCGGTAAACCTCTGCGGTGAGTTGATCGAAGTATGCCGGATCTCGATCGTCCGGGAAATGGCAATAACCCGGGCCCATGGCGCGGATCTTGAGCCGATCGTATACGTGAGCTTTTGCCGCGTCGACCCCGATCAGGCGGAGGTTGATACGCCCTTTGTTGTTCTTAGACGCCCTGATCGGCCAAATCGGACGATCGCCAGCCTTGCCCGCGATACCGTAAACCCCTCGACGCTCCCGGGGCTTTACGAATCGGTATGCTGCGTCCGTATAGTGCCCCTGGGTATCAAGACACGTTGCGGAGATCTTGAGACGCTCCCCGCTCACGTGCCAAAACGAACGCCGGATCAACTCGTCCAGATCTCGCCAAGCCTCTTTAGTGCTCGGGTCGCAAGGGAGGATCCGATAGTCCGCAGACCAGGACTCAAAACCCGGACCCCACGAGACGACCTCAAGTTCAAAACGGTTGTCCTGCACGTCAACCCCGCACGTCAACACGCAACCCCCCGGCACATAAAGCCCCTCACGTCCCCGAGGCGGATCCCAGGACTCCCGCAGAGCTAGCAGCCCCTCCGATTCGATGGACTCCCCATCAGCTACGCTCCACGTCTCCCCCAGCTTGAGGTTGATAAATGCCTGTAACCGGGCCGGATCTTTCGCGTGTTTCGCCTCCACAAACTGAGCCGCGCAATCGCCAAACGTAGGGCCTAGACCGTGCGGAGCATAAAGCGCGTTCAGGTGGTAGCCCCGCACCGTCCCGCCTTGAGCCCCTGGACTCTCCGCGCGCCATTCCCCGAGCGGGAGGATCTGAGACTTCTCGTGATTGTGTATTACACAACCCAGCTCGCAGACATACACGGCAGATCTCGGATCCCCCTTCTCCCACTGCACGTTTACCCATTTGAGGATCTGAAACTCCCCGCAATGCGGACAAGGCACCCAAAACCTACGACGATCCGAAGCCTCATACTCTGATTCGATCCGGCTCTTGCCCTTGATCGTGGGCGTCGAAGTCAACAAGATCTTGCGACGGCTAAACGTGACCGTCCGCTGACATGCCAGATCGATCGGATCCCCCTCCCCGTCAACGTCCAACGGGTAACCGTCGATCTCGTCCAGAAACAAAATCCGCACCGGGGTTGACCGGAGAGCGGCTGCGGAGTTACCCGTCACCGTACGCAAAAAACCCCCCGGGAAAGAGACCCCTTGCAACGTGTTATCACCGTCCCGGGACTTGGGCTGACTGATCCGCGAGCGTAGCGCGGGAGTGTCGCGGATCATCGGGCGCAAACGCTGGCGAACGTAGTCTTTTAGATCTCGATCCGTGGGCTGTGTCATTAGCATCGGGCCCGGGTCCCGGTGCGCGTAGAACCCCAGCGCATTGTTACCGATCTCGGACTTCGCAAGCTGACTAGCGAACATCAAAACAACGCGCTGCACCGGGCTCGTTGGGCTAAGAGCCTCCATAATCTCCCGGCTGTGAGCCATTCGATCCGTGCGCCATGGTCCCGGCTCTGCACTGGTAGTGCCTAGCACCCGATTCGAATCAGCCCACTCCGCAACCGTCTCGATCGGGGGAGGCTCCCAAAGCCCCGCCAACATCCTACAGATCTCAATCATTCGAGCCCACCAATGTCAGACGCGATCAGCTCCGCAACCTCGTTAGCAATCTCCCCGAGCCGCTTCCAGATCTCGTGCTCATCTTCGATCCTAGCCAGCTCCGCGCCGTACCGATCAGGCATCGCCCGGAGCCGTGCGATTGCGGACGCGTGCGATCGGCTCATGAACGAGCTAACCGCCTCACGCCGTACCAGCTGCCCCGAAAGCTCCTCCGCTTTCAGCCGTGCCAGCTCGGCTGTGTGTTTCTCTTTTTTCGCGCGCTCGATCTGGTAGTTCGCAGCCGCATCCCCTTCGGGATCATCCGTCACCTGCCCCCGTCTGTACGTCTGGTAGCGGTACATTGCGCGGTCTAGATCGACCTTGCCCTTATCGTCCCGCAGCCCGTCAAGAATCCCCCCCGGACGCATTAGACGGCAGATGGTAGCGGGGCTCTTGCCCAACCGCCTAGCAAGCTCAGCCTGCGTCACTCGCACGGCTCACCCCCCGGAACACCACAAGCGGGGCAGAGTAGCCCCCCTTGGTAGATTGCAGCGCACTCGATACACGCCCTGTTTGCCGTTTCTGCGTTCCCGTAGCGGATCCAAGCCTCAGCGATCGCGCTATCATCCTCGGGGGCGATCCCGATCGTGATGGGGATCGGGCGTACAGCGCACCCCAACTCGCGAGCCCAGTACGTCAGCCCAGCCGCCAAGCTCCACCCATCCGGGTAGAGTCTGAGGCTTACGAGCTGAGGGGCCGAACCTTTGACGCCCCGCGTCATAATCACCCACAACTCCGTGTTATTTATATCCATTTCATGACCATTCCATTTATGAAACGTTGTGAAATCCTGATTAAAAGTCGTTAGGACTTCCAAATTTTCTGAATCTGTTTTTTTATTGGGGTCCAGCGGATACC